GGTGGTCATAGCGGGGTCAAAAAAGCAGTGGATGAATTCTATGGTAAAGAAAGTATTCATAGGTTTATAGACAGTAGTTGGTGGACCGTAAAACCAAGACTAAAATACCTCTAAAAATCTACGTTTTCTAATTATATTTTGATATTTATATAAGTAGAATTGAAAGATTAAAAAAAAATGAAAAAACATTTGGATTTGTCAACTAAATGTTGTATATTAGTGACTAACATAAATAAATAATAATTAAAAAAGGTAAAATTATGGCAATTGATTTAGATGCAATTAGAAACCGTTTGAACTCGCTTCAAACAAAAGTTACAAAAACCGATAATCTGTGGAAACCACAGCCAGGTAAACAACAAGTAAGGATTCTTCCTTACGTTCACAATCCCTCTAACCCGTTCATTGAACTTTATTTCCATTTTGGATTTGGTGGTAAGAACATTATCAGTCCAAGTTCTCATGGTGAGGCAGACCCTTTATTAGAGTTTGCAGAAAAACTAAGGTCAACAGGGAATAGAGACGACTATCAACTTTCACGAAAACTTACTCCAAAGATGAGAACTTATGTTCCTGTCTTAGTAAGAGGTGAGGAATCAGAAGGTGTTAAGTTTTGGGGATTCGGTAAGAATGTATACCAAGAACTTCTTGGATTCTTCGCTGACCCTGATTATGGTGATTTAACTGACCCTGTAAATGGTAGAGATATCACTGTTGAATTTAAAACAGCAGCAGAGTTAGGAAAAACTTATCCTGAAACTTACATCAGAGTAAAACCTAATACAACTCCTATATCAGAAGATAAGAATGTATTAGATACTTCTAAAGACCAAATTGAACTTCCTTCATTATTTAAAAAAGTTTCTTATGAAGAAATGGAAGGAATGTTAAAAGAATGGTTAGATACAGGTGAAGTTACTGATAAGAAACAAGAACCTAAAGTAGAAGTTACTGAGAAAACTGAAGCTACCTCTCCTGCGAGTAATGTGAAAGAGGCATTTGACGACTTATTTAACGACTAAATATGGCAAAGAAAAAGAATGTTCGTGACGAACTATCTTCAATCTTGGCTGACAACCTGAACAAAAAGTTTAAATCCAACCACAAAGTTGCATACTTTTTAGATGGGGGTGAACAAACACCCACCGACCTTGACGGGTGGGTGTCCTCAGGTTCACCAATGTTAGACCTTGCAATTTCAAACAGACCAAATGGTGGATTACCTGTTGGTAGAATTACTGAAATTACAGGATTAGAAGGAAGTGGTAAATCTTTATTAGCAGCACATGCAATAGCAGATACTCAAAAACAAGGTGGTCTTGGTGTTTATATAGACACTGAGAACGCATGTAATATGGAGTTTTTAGAAGCGATTGGTGTTGATATTAAAACGATGTTATACGTCCCTCTTGAAACAGTTGAAGATATTTTTGAAGCCATTGATTCTATTATAGAGTCAGTAAGGTCGTCAGATAAAAAGAAATTAGTTACGATAGTTGTAGATTCAGTCGCAGGGGCATCGACTAAAGTAGAAATCTCAGCAGATTACGACCAAGCAGGTTACGCAACTCAAAAAGCAATCATTATATCGAAAGCAATGAGAAAAGTAACCAACTTGATTGGTAGAGAGAGAATTTCTTTAATTTTTACAAACCAACTAAGAACAAGATTAGGTGTTTCTTTTGGTGACCCTTGGACTACAAGTGGTGGTAAAGCAATCGCATTCCACTCTTCTTGTAGAATTAGGTTAAAATCAATGGGACAACTTAAATCTAAAATAGGTGGAGTAGACCAAGTAGTTGGTATCAAAACAAGAGCACAAGTGATAAAGAACAGAATGGGTCCACCATTACGTTCAGTTGATTTTGATATCTACTTTGATAGAGGTATTGACAATTATGGTTCATGGTTAAATATGATGAAAACATATAAGTTAGTATCTCAGAGTGGAGCTTGGTATACCTATGTAGATAAAGAAACAGGTGAGGAACTAAAGTTCCAAGCAAAAACTTGGGATGACTTATTAGATAGTAGACCTGAGTTGAAAGATAGTATCTACAATGAAATTTGTAATTCATATATTATGTCTTACAAAGAATCGAGTGCAGAAGCAAATATTGATAACGTTGAAGTAGCAAGTTTTGATGAATAACAGATATAAGGAACTCCTTAAACAAGTAAGTATAGAACATAACGAAGTAAAAGATGAATCTTTAAACGACAGAGTTTTAATACTCGATGGACTTAATCAGTTCATTAGATGTTTTGGAGCAGTTCCTGCACTCAATGATGACGGTGAACATTGTGGTGGTGTGACGGGGTTTCTCTTGTCCACCGCCTCAATAATCCGTACATTAAAACCCACTCGTGTTGTTATAGTATTTGATGGTAAGGGTGGTTCTAATAGAAGAAAACAAATACACAAGGGATATAAAGAAGGTAGAAAGGGTTTAACCAAACTAAATAGATTAGCAGGATACGAAGACTTAGAAGACCAAGAAGTGTCGATGAGAAAACAATTCAGTAGACTGATTGAATATTTACAAATCCTACCTTTATCACTAACATATATAGATTATGTTGAAGCAGATGATATAATCGCATATCTTGCTAATCATTATTTTGAGAATGAAGTTACAATCTGTTCATCAGACAAAGATTTCTTACAATTAGTAGATGACAGAGTTTCTGTTTACGCATTAACTAAGAAAAAACTTTATACTCCTGAAATGGTAAAAGAAGAGTATGGTGTTACTCCTCAAAATCTAATATTTTACAGATGTTTGATGGGTGATAAATCGGATAATATAAAAGGTGTAAACGGTATTGGTATAAAGACAATAGAGAAAAAAATGACCTTTTTAGGTGAAAATGAACTTTCTTTAGACACATTCATTGAGAAATGTTCTACAGAGTGTGATGATAAGTTGTCAAAAAAACTAAGTGAAAATACTGATATTATAGAGTTAAATCATAAGTTAATGCAATTACACGACCCTGAAATATCATCTTCTATAAAATCAAATGTTAGAGAAATTATGGATTCTGAAGGTAATAGGTTGAATATGATAGAATTTAAAAAAATGTTTATGTATGATAAATTATATACAGCATTTGCAAATGTAGATTCTTGGTTAAGAAATTCTTTTAACATTTTGGAAAATAATCTAAGAAATCATTTTGATATTAAGAAATAATTTTGTATATTATAGTTTATGGAAAAGTTAGGGTCAAGGTTTAGTACAACATTTCAGAATAAGGTAATATCATCTATATTATCAGATAGGTCTTTTACGAGACAAATATATGATATTATTAAACCTGAATATTTTGACTCTGAAGCAGCAGAGTGGTTAGTTAGAACCATTCTAAAATATATGAACGAGTTTGAGAAAATGCCAACTTTAGATGTTCTTAAAGTTAAAATTAATTCAATAGAACGAGAGGTATTAAAAACTTCTGTTATTGATACACTAAAGTTTGCGTGGAATCATTTAGAAAGTGATGACTTAGAATTCGTAAAACAAGAAGTTCTTGACTTTTGTAAAAATCAATCTATCAAGAACGCAATATTAGATTCAGTACCTTTATTAGAAAGTGGTAAATATGATATGATTAAAAAGAATATTGATACAGCAATGAAAGCTGGTCAAGATTCTGATATCGGTCATGAATATAAATCTATGATAGTAGAAAGGTATGAAGACACTGTTAGAAACGTTGTTTCAACAGGGTGGCAAGTTATTGATGAGATTACACAAGGTGGTTTCGGGAAGGGTGAATTAATTTTATTCGCAGCACCGCCAGGTATTGGTAAGTCATGGTCGTTAATAAACATTGGAGTAAACGCGATGAAGAAGGGTAAAGTGGTCGCACACTATACCCTTGAATTAAATGAAGGTTATGTTGGTCAGAGGTATGATGCGGTATTGAGTGGAGTTGCAGTTGCAAATCTGAAATACAACATGGAAGATGTGACCAAAGCAGTTGGGTCTGTGTCAGGTGATTTAGTCGTAAAACACTATCCAACCAAAACCGCCAGTGTAACATCACTAAAAGCACATATGGACAAGATGATACTACAAGATAAAAGACCTGATGTAGTAATAGTTGATTATGCAGATTTATTGAGAGGTCCTACAAAAGAAAAAAGACACGAAGAGTTAGAAGAAATTATTGAAGACCTTCGTGGTATGGCAGGTGAATATGAAGTACCTGTTTATACAGCATCACAAATTAATAGAAGTGGTGCAGAAGATGACATAATTACAGGTACTAAGATAGCAGGTTCGTTTTCAAAGATGATGACAGCAGATTTTGTTGTATCATTATCTCGTAAAATAGAAGACAAACTCGCAGGTACAGGTAGGTGGCATGTAATAAAAAATAGGTTTGGACCTGATGGAATGACATTCCCATCTAAAGCAAACTTTTCGACAGGGCAAATTCACATTTATAATGATGATTCCATTGATGGTAGAAAGACTACAAGTCAAATGAAACAGGGGGAGAGTTTAGTAAGAAAAGAATTAGCGCAAAAATATAAGGAAATGTCGGGTGATATTGATTTTTAAATCATATATATTATCACCGACTAAAACAAAAGTATAACTCTAAAAATTAATTTAAGAAATTATGGGATTATTTGACAATCGTATACCCTTTAAACCATTTGAATATCCACAATACTATACAGAAGGTTGGTTAAAACAAGCACAAGCATTTTGGTTACATACAGAAATCCCTATGCAGGGTGACATCAAAGATTGGAATGAAAATTTGTCAGTTGAGGAAAAACACTTAGTTGGTAATATATTACTTGGGTTTGCTCAAACTGAATGTGCAGTATCGGATTATTGGACAACTATGGTAACACATTGGTTTCCAAAACATGAAATAAAACAGATGGCAATGATGTTTGGTTCACAAGAAACCATTCACGCAACAGCATATTCATATCTAAACGAATCATTAGGTTTAGAAGACTTTGAAGCATTTTTACACGAACCTGCAACAGCAGAAAGATTTGAGACATTAGCAGAAGTATCATCAGATTATACTTTTGAGGATTTAAAAACAAATCCAAAGGCAAGAACTGAAGTAGCAAGGTCTCTTGCTATATTTAGTGCATTTGCAGAAGGAGTAGCACTTTATTCTTCATTCGCAGTACTTTACTCATTCCAAATGAGAAACAGACTAAAAGGTATTGGTCAACAAATGAAATGGAGTGTAAGAGACGAATCATTACACTCTAAAATGGGTATTCAATTATTTAGACATATGTGTAATGAGTATCCCGAACTAATAGAAGACGCAAAACCTGTAATTAGAGAGGCAGCAGAAACTATGTTAGATTTGGAACTAAAATTTATTGATAAAATGTTTGAAAAAGGTGATTTAGAAAATCTCAAAAAAGAAGACCTTAAAAACTTTATCAAAAGAAGAATAAACGAAAAATACAAAGAATTAGGATATGATGAGGTCATTACAGACTATGATGACGAGTCAGCATCAGAATTAGATTGGTTCTACCATTTAACAGGTGGACAAACACATACGGATTTCTTCGCTATCAGACCTACTGATTATAGCAAGGCAAATGAAGGTGAAGATTGGGACGACATATTTTAAGAAAAATTAGTTATGAAGAATTACGCAGAAAATTTAGGTTGGGAAGTTGGTGTAGATTTTCCTGTTTGGGCAAACACGGAAATCTATGTAAAAACAATATCAAAAGGTTATTTACTTCCTGACGAAAAACCCAAAGACGCATATTGGAGAGTATCAACAGCAGTTGCAAGAAGACTGAATAAACCACAACTTGCGTCAAAGTTTTTTGATTACATATGGAAAGGGTGGTTAAATCTGGCGTCACCTGTATTATCCAATACGGGAACAGACAGAGGTTTACCAATTAGTTGTTTTGGTATTGATGTAGGAGATTCAATTCAAGAAATTGGTCACAAAAACTTAGAAATGATGTTACTTGCAAAACACGGTGGTGGAGTAGGTATTGGAGTAAATATGATTAGACCCGCAGGTTCTAACATTACACAAAACGGAACATCTGATGGTGTCGTACCATTTTGTAAGATTTATGATTCTACAATCCTTGCAACAAATCAAGGTGCAGTTAGAAGAGGAGCAGCATCTGTAAACTTGAATATCGAACACGATGATTTTGATGAATGGATTGAAATAAGAGAACCAAAAGGTGATGTAAATAGACAATGTATGAACTTACATCAGTGTGTTGTTGTTGGTAACAAGTTTATGAGAAAATTAGAAGATGGTGAATCTGAAGCAAGAAGAAGATGGGGTAAATTACTTCAGAAGAGAAAAGCAACAGGTGAACCGTATATCATGTTTAAAGGTAACGTAAACAACGCAAATCCACCAATGTATAAAGATAATGGATTGAAAGTTTTCATGACTAATATCTGTTCTGAAATCGTATTACATACAGATGAAAATCACTCATTTGTTTGTTGTTTGTCTTCACTTAACTTAGCAAAGTACGATGAGTGGAAAGATACTGATTTAATTTATACAGCAACTTGGTTCTTGGATGGAGTTCTTTCAGAGTTTATCCAAAAAGCAAAAAACATGAGAGGATTTGAAAATTCAGTTCGTTCTGCAGAAAAAGGTAGAGCATTAGGATTAGGTGTTCTTGGATGGCATACTTACTTACAAAGAAAAGGTATTTCATTTGAAGGATTACCTTCTCAATTTGAAACTCGTAAGATTTTTTCACAAATAAAAATTGAATCAGAAAGAGCAAGTAGAGATATGGCAACAGAAATGGGTGAACCATTATGGTGTAAAGATAGTGGATTTAGAAACACTCACTTAAGAGCAATCGCACCAACTGTATCCAACTCTAAACTAAGTGGTAATGTTTCAGCAGGTATTGAACCATGGCCATCAAATGTATTTACTGAACAAACAGCAAAAGGTACATTTATCCGTAAGAATCTTGAATTAGAAAAAGTTCTTAGAAAAGTTGGTATAAATAAAAAACCAACTTGGGATAAAATCTTAGAAGATGGTGGGTCAGTTCAAGAT